TTAAAATGTAGCAAAATTAGCAAATTGTTTTTCAAAATTCTGTTTTGCTTTTTTCGTCACATGATTATAAATATTTAGTGTTGTTTGAATGTTGGAGTGCCCCATTCGTTCTTGGATTACTTTCAGCCATTGACTAATGTCACCATCTTGTGATTGTTCCATGGCACTTTCAAATAGAAGGCTACAATGAGTATGTCTAAAACCATGAATCTTTATATCTTCAAAATTGTATTCTTCACATACTTTTTTTAGCCATCTGTTCGGGGTAGTAAGCGCAAGAATAGTGTTTTCTTCAGTAGTAAATAGTAATTGTTCTTGTTTTAAAGCTATGCCACGTTTAAAAAATTCTTCTTTTTGTAGCATAAACCATTTTTTTAATACCATCATCGTTTTATTATCTATGCTTAACGTTCGTTTAGATGATTTTGTTTTAGTCGTTTTTCCTAACACTAATTCACCTTTTGAATTTTTAGTTATCGTTCTTCTTACAGTTATTTCAGATTTTGAAAAGTCGATCTCATTCCAAGTTAATGCTAACATTTCACCTTTTCTTAATCCTGAAAAAGCAACTAGCCTAAAAAATGTGAATACATGATAAGGTTGTATTTTTTCTACAGTTTCAAGAAATTTTATTAATGTATCTTTTTCATAGAATTTAATACGATCATCAGCAACCTTTTTTCTAGGTGTGTCAATAATTTTCATAGGATTATCGTTAACTATTTCTAATTTCTGTGCATAATTAAATACTTTAGTAGTATATGCTTTTAATGCACCAAATGTTGCGTAATTTTCGTACCAATCATTTACCACTTTTTGGCAATATGCGGGTTTAATATGTTCGATGCGGAGAGAGCCGAAAGCGGGAAGTATTTGCTTTTTGAACAAGCTTTTTACTCGTATAAAAGTATTTGGTGTTACTGTTCTTTCATATGATTCTTTCCACAGTCTGTACACATCTTCAAAAGTATATTTAATTTTTAAATCTCTATTTGATAATCCTTTTTCAGCTACTTCAATTTTTAGACGAGAAAGAGCAAGTTCAGCTTCTTTTTTTGTTTTAAATCCACGCCGAGTTGTATGTTTCTTTTTACCTGTTAAGGGATCAGTACCTAAATATGTCTGAAATTTATAGGCTTTAGTACCATCTTTTTTTGTATATTGTTTAATTAACTTACTATGTTGAACCATTTTAATTACCTACTTTCTTTACTTTCAATGCTCGCCAGCGTATAGAAAGAAATGTGTAGGGAACTTATGTTCTTTTTATGTGAAATTAAAATTCTTGAATGCTAATACAAGAATCAGTTATAAACGTAAATAAATAATTTTTATGAGTAAAGGTAGTACCGTGTCTTTCTCTAATATGCTTAATTGCTTTATAAACATATTCAGGAGTGAACCCTAAAAATTCAGCGCATTCCCAATAATAAGTGTGTCCAATTTTCCAAGAATCAATTAAATCATCGAGGCTTATTGCAAGTTCAGTACCATAATTTCTTGCTAAGGTTTCTTGTTTTCTATTTTCAATAATATTTTGTGAAAGGATAATTCCAGCACTTGTTTTATAATGGGCATACTCTTCATAAAGTCGTTCTTTTTTATCAATAATATTCAGAGATTTTTCAATAAAAATAGTACCTCTATAGAAGTAGCCTGTATCTTTTGTATTTTCGATAAGGCTAACTTCTTTTATCGGTAGTTCTTTGTTAAACTTATCCACCAACACTTCATAATCATTCATACAACAACACCTACACTTCATCATTTATCAATAAATTGATCTAAATAATTCATAATCCCTTTTATTTCTTCTTTAGAATAAACACGTCCCTCAATTTCAGAGTGGGCGGCTAAATCAATTATTTCTTCTTTATCTTTTTTAGGAATATGAGTTATCTTGCTATCTTGAGAAGCAAGTTTTTGTTCAGCGTAGTTATATACATCTTGTTTATTTTCTTTAGTAAGTTTAGTGAAAATGGGAGTAATGTTTAATTCATCTTTATTAATTGGGTTTTTAATATTTGTTGCATGTTCAAATAAATATTGAGGAGTTACATTTAATGCTTTTGCATAGATGTTAATGTCAACTTCATCTAAAGAACGATTCATATTTTCATGATTAGAAATAGTATTTTGACTGAACCCAGTTAATTTACTTAAATCTTTTTGAGTAAGACCCTTACTTTTTCTTATGTCACGTATGACATTTCCGAGTATGTTTTTCATTGTTTCACCACCTCTTGAGATAAATATATCACATTGAGATATTTTAGTAAATGATAAAATCTCTTTTTGAGATATTTTTATCTTGACTTATATCTCGTTTTGAGATATATTTGTTGTGACAAGAAGGGAGGGTATAAAAATGTCAGTAAAACAAGTAGACAAAAAAGCTTTAAAGGTACAATATTTATTGCCGAAGACAAAACTTAAAGAAGTTAGACGTTTAAAAAAAGTCACTACAGCTGAAATAGCAAAAATTATCGGTGTATCTCGTGAACATTACGAAAAAAAGGAAGCGGGAAAATATCCGTTTCAAGATTATGAGATGATTTTGATTTCTCAAGAATTGGGAGAAGAAGTATCAAACTTATTTTTTTAAACATAAATATCTCAAATTGAGATATAGAGGTGGTGAGAAGATGATAGAAAAAGATGCTTTAAGTATTCATCTAAAAGAAAATGGAATCATTTCAATTGATAAAAGTAAAAATAGGGAAGCAAAAGAGTTAGCTCATGAGTTAATACAATTTTGTTTAGAGCGAAAAGTTAGTTATACAACAATGAATAAAGCTCTTTACCTAGCAGATAAAAAGCTTTATCGAGAATGTTTAAATAAAATTTTTTGAATTAAAAGGGTCATTTTCTAAGTCTTGTAAATATTTTTCATACTGCTCTTGAGTTGCACCAACAACATAAGCTGTATTGTAGTACGCTTGATCATTGTCAAGAATTTTAATTAATTTTGGTCCTACGCTAATAAGCAACCAGCCTTCTTTTAAGTAATCATTAGCTAAAGAATTGGCGTAATCATCATCAAATTCTAAAGTAAATACGATTTTAGAATAATCCATTAGTATTCACCTCACTTTCATAACAAGTATACATCTATGAATGTGAGAAATAAACGGAATTAAAGAAAGGTGGTGGGAAGATAGATGGAAGAAAGAAAAAAAGTAATCAAAACTATTTATGGATATATTGATAGTTACTTTAAAGATGAAACACAAACGAAAAGCCCTAAAATGGTTGTAGCCATTTCAGAGCTATTGAAAATGCTAGCTAAGTTCTAAGAAACGAATTTCATCGCCATTCAATACAATAGTGTTTGTACCTTTAAATTTGTAAGTAATACTAGGAGAAATAAAAAATCTATCAATGGTATCTTTCGTAACAGTTACTAGGTTACCAGATGAGTAAAAAGATACTTCTGTAAAATTATTTACAGTAATTGAAGATCCACTTTTTAAATAAATATCTAACATGTAATTCACCTCCATTCTATAAATCAAGTATATCACTGTAAATAATATTTTTTTGAAAATAATTGAGAAAGGTGGTGGGAAGATGAATATTCAGGAAGCTGTAATATCTGCGAACAAACAAGGAAAATTTATGTATCGTGAAACGTGGAAGCACGAAGGAAATGAAATGGAAATAATGCCAACCAATACGCAAGAATGTTGCATGGTAATTCCAACAAAAGATAAAACCATGACGGGATCAAGGTGGAACCCCGACATGGAAGATTTAATCTCAAATGATTGGAAAGTGGATTAAAAGCTTAATAATTGTTTTAAAGTAAGCAATGATTTTACTAATGATTTCATATCATTTTTAAATTTATTTTCCATGCTGATTAGTGCTTTATCAGTTAGTTGGGTACTCCAAATTTTGTTTGATGCCCACTTATTATTTAAATAATCAGCTCTACCTAGCTCTCTAAAAGATTCTAAACAGTCTTCTTCAAGCATGTTAGAGAAGAGTGAAGTATAAATGTTATGCCAACTTGCAAATACTTTGGCTTCTCTTTTGGAAATACCGTTGTTAATTCGATCTAAGTATTCTTTATAGAGTATTTGTAAAACATATTTAGTTTCGTTTGTAATATCCATGATATTCACCTCGCTTTCAAATAAATTATATCAGTAAATGAGATGGAAAATACAATACAAATTAATAAAAGAAGGGAAGCGACTATATGGAAGTAATGTTACCCATACAATTACCAGATTCATTTAAAGATGAACTAAAAGAAGATATTAAAAATTTAGCTTTAAATGTATTTAGCCAAACAGCGCAAGGATTAGAAGATTTACCACCTTATGCAAAGAAAGCAGAAGTGAAAAAAATCCTTCATATAGGGGAAGACAAGTTAAATCAATGGTTTAAAGAAGGCTTACGCTTAGTAAAATTTTCATCCAATGATTATCGAATTGATAAAGAAGAATTAAAAATGTTTTTAAATAGTAGAAAAATATAAAAACGCTCGCCAGCGTATGGAAAGAAAAAAGGATGGAGAGATAAATATATGAAACAAAAAATAAAACGAGCGTTACCAGATCTTATTTTATTGCTGGTAATCATTTATTTAACAACAATTAATACAATTGCAGGAATTATAATGGTGATTGCTTTATTTGCTATCGCACTATTATCAGAAGGAGAAGGATATGGACGTAAAAATATACAATGAAATAGTTTTAGAAAGTGATGAAAAATGTTTGTGTCCACGTTGTGGGATTAATTACTTAACAAAAGATCCAAGCGGTAATGCTAAATCAAGATATGTGAAAGATATTTTTATTTGTTCACTATGTGGAATTGATGAAGCAGTAATGGAGATGTTTGGGCAGAAAATGCCAATTGAGAAATGGAGTTGTAACGCATGGTAAAGAAAAAACAAAAAGGCTATTTCAAAAAGCCTACCCAAGTATTGAATGAAGTTGAAGCGAAGAAAGTAAATAGAATATATAAGTCATTACTTGGAGAAATGAAAAAAAGAGGTAGAATGAATGGCTAAAGTAAACACATTAAACACAATTGAAAATATTATTGTTGAAGATCCCGAAAATGGTATTTCAACAATTAGTGCTACAGAGTTCTTCTTTAATATATGTGAAGGTGTTGTTTCCAAATTGCTTAGATTAGTAGAAGGGCGTTTAGTAGAAGTTGGCGATGTTAAATATTATATTGCACCAAATTTTGAGCATGACAAAGTAGTACATGCTTATTTAGAAAGTTAGTTGATTCTTATGGAAAAAAGAACAAAGAAAAAGCTGTGCAGAGAAAACTACACAGCAAACAAAAAGTTAAGTTGTTTAAATTATAGCATGAAAGGACTGTAACGCAAGTGGAAAATATCAATTTAGATTTATCAACGATTGGAGAAGGCGCATTACAAGAGCGTTTTATTGCTTCAATGGAAAAAGTAATTGAAAACATTCTTGATCTGAATACAGAAGCAACAAAGAAACGTTCTATAACTATTCAGCTAGATTTTACGCCAGATGAATACCGAGAAGTTACAAATATTGAAATGCAAACTAAAGAAAAACTAGTACCACGTACACAAGTCTCTGCCCGAATGATTGTTAATAGAAGTTTTGAAACGGGATATCCAGAAGCAAATGAACTTTTAAGCAATGTTAAAGGGCAAACTTACATGGATTTCCAAAAAGGAGAACCAGCAATAGATACTGGGCAACCAGTTAGTGAGGTAGAAAAACAGGAAACTACCAAAGAACAAGTAGAACCAACCGTTATTGATTTTAGAAAAACAAATTAATTATATAAAGGAGAATGAACATGTCAGAAGAAAATATTAAATCAGCTTTACAGTATGCAGTAAATTTAGCAGAAGGACAAAAGGTTATTCATGAACAACCGAATGGAAAAACATTTTATGATGCAAATAAAGCTAGCTTAAAAGAACTATACCCAATTCCATATGCTAATTCATTAGAAGTTAATTCGCTAACAGGGTTAGTTGATTACTTAAAATCACGTCCAGATTATTTATTTTCATCGCTCATTTTACATGTAGAATCACCCATACTAGTTAAAGTTTTAAGTCCACTTAACGAAGATCGAAAACGGGAATGCCTAGTTTATGCCAAAGCAATTTTAGATAATTTTCCATTCAGTCGTTTCATGGATTCCGAAAGCTTCATTATTAATATCATGTCATTGTTTGATAGAACAGATGATGCAGAAGCAATTAGAGCTTGTGCAAGTTCTTTAAGAATTGAAGGGGGAGCAGATATTAAAGATGATGGGACTTCTCAAGTAGTAGCAGTTAAACAAGGGGCTACAGTCCAACAAGCGAAAGTACCAAGCCCAGCCATTTTACGACCATACAGAACATTTTTAGAAGTAGAACAACCAGAAAGTCCGTTTATTTTTAGGGTTAATGATCGTGCAGATTGTGCTTTATTTGATGCGGATGGTGGTTTATGGAAGTACGAAGCTATGAACAATATTAAAGAATATTTAACAACAGCGTTAAAAGAAGAAATTGAAGATGGATTCATAAAAATAATTGCATAAATTGACAAATAAAAATAGCAAAACCATTGCCCGAAAAAGTGTTCGGGCTTTGGTTTTGCTGAAAATAAAAAGACCGAGATTTACAAAAGCAAATCCAAGTCTATAGTTCTCTCGACAAGAAGACTATAACATAATTTTGCTTTTGCAACAAGAGTTAACGCCAGACTTTAAGGCGTATAACGTCCTTGTATAGGGTATTAACATTCACGGGAAACTATAAAGTGAAAAATATCAAAGGTGATAAGGGGTAAGCAAAATATGTTTATAAGAGAAAAATTATTAGCTTGTGGAGATTATGTAGAAGTGGATTTGATTCCTAGAACTGTACATGCAGAAAGAGCAGTAAGAGGTGTTCGAGCAAAAAAGAAAAAGTTATCACGACCAGCACAAGAAAAAGTAAATCATAAAAATTCAGCAAGAAGTATTACACAATTAGCAAATGGGAATTTTAAAAATTATGAAGATTATTGGTTAACATTAACTTATCAACCTAAGTTTTTGCCTAAAACACTAGAAGAAGCAGAAAAGGAAATAAAAAGATATTTAGAACGTTTAAGTTACCGTTGTAGAAAAATAAAGAAAGAATTGAAATATATTTTAGTGACGGAATATGAAGTAGATGAAGAAGGGAACCAAGTAAAAAACTTCCATCATCATTTAATAGTTAATGGTGTTTTAGATCGTGAAGAGATAGAAGGTTGCTGGTCAAAAGGTCGTGGCAAAAATAAAGAAATGATCGGGCGGGCAAATTGTCGCCGTTTACAGTTTGATAATAACGGTATTGCAGGTATTGCTAACTACGTGATGAAGCCACGATTTGGCAAACGAGGTAAAAAGAAGTGGTCAAGTTCACGTAACCTAAAAAGACCAACACTTATTACAAATGACTATAAATATACACCAAAGCAAATAGAAAAAATGGCTTTATCAAATGATTACGGAGAAGAACGCCTAACACGTATTTATAAAAATTATGATATTACCGAAGTTCAACCAATTTATTATGAGGATACAGGATGGCATTTTTATTTAAGAATGTGGAGAAAAAAGAGGAGGTAGAAGCTTGTTAAATGAGGAAAGGTTAAAAATTATTTTAGAAAAGTATTTTGAAAGAAATCACCTTATTTTTGAAGGTGCATACCCAATTAAGGAAAATGGTGAAAGAAAAATGATTATTCGTGTATTTGGAAAGAAAGGAAATTTTTTGATGAAAATGGGAAATGATGGGAAATTATGGTGCCAATCATTAAAGGGGAATTGGTTTTTAATAGAGAGCTATAAAGTAAATTCTGATGGATGAGCAAAACAAAATAAAAAGAGAGCTTTTAGTTAAGCTCTCAATAATCATTTTGGCTTTTGTAAAAACTTTTCGGCTTCTTGATAAGCTATTTCATTTTCAATATCGCTAATTAAAGTTTTTAAAAACATTTTGATAGATTCTACATCATGTTCAGGATGTCTTTTAGAATAATGAGTTTCATCATTACCAATAAATGAGATAGCTTTTGAAAGAACTTTTATTCGTTCATTGGGAAGTTTGGCTATTTTATTACTTAAAGAAGTTGTTGGATTTTTTATCCATTCTTCCGAGATATTATTTTGTGGGTATTCTAATAAGAAATCTGTAACTAAAAATTCTAAAGCTTTTCTGTACCCCATGCCAGCAAGTTGATCTAAATTAGCCTGTTCAGCTTCTTTTGCTTGCTTAAGTATTTTAATGAAATCTGGAAATTTGTTTATAATATTTGATGAGATGTTCATGGTATCTAAATCAATAGTACTTGTTAGGGGAGGTATAGAAAATAAATGTTTGCTTCCTAGAAATTCATCATTGAAAAAGTGTAAAGAAACCTCTCCACAAAACTGGCAAGCAGTAGTCAATAAAGTTTCAGTGTTCGCAGAATTTTTTTTAGGAAGTTCTACGCCATTTATATAAACTTGTTCGCCGGTGTTTTTACAATGGGCACAAATTCTAGGGATTTCTAATGCAACATCTTTAGTAAGTATATTATTTTGAGTTAAATCATATTGGCTAATGTCATAACGAGGTTTAAGTGTAATCATAATTAAAATTCCTTTATTTTTTATTAATTATATCATATGGGAAAATTAGTGGAAAGGAGCAGTAAAGTGGATAAAGCATATATAACAATCAAGAATAAAGACGAAGAGAAGAAAGTGTACTTACCTTTATATGGTGAAATCATTCTAGAAATACGAAATGGCGAAATTATTTATATTGTGAATAATGAGCGGGAAAAATGGCAAAAATAAATTATATAAAATATATCTGACCGAAAAACGGAGGGTATGCAAACAATTTTGTTTGTGTGCTTTCTGTTTTTTATTTTGGAGGGAGAGTATTTGGAAGAAGAATTATATACACCATTATTTATTCAAAGCATGTTAGAAGAAACAATTGAACTAAATATGGATTGCTTTATTGAGGAAAGAATAGATTTTGAACGAGCAATAAATAGCGTTGCTTTAACTGGCAAGCAACGTTTAATCATTGGCTGTCTATTCGGGCTACGTCTAAATATTGAACAAGTAGTAACTTTATTTAATTTCGGATTTATGGAGTTACAGCAAGAATTAGAAGAAGCCAGTGAAGCAATTGAAGCTGTTATGAATGGCTGTAAGCAACCTATGTTAAAAATAAAAAAATCAGAAGCTAGAACTGTTTGGCAATATTTCAGTGAATTAGTAGACGGAAAAATAAACATTTTTGATATTAATTTAGCGGTACAACGTGATTTGTTAATGTTACTTGCCGAAAGATTTGGCGATATTGTAGCTTGTGACGGGCTTTTACAACTGGTAAATGGTTTTGATAGAGAAGAGGACAGTAGACCGCTAGAAGAACAATACCCATTTCATAAAGAATCAAGTGGTAAAAAAAATGCTGGCAATGATTATTTTTATAATCAAGATAAACAAAATAATGTCATTTACTCAACAAAAGAAATTTAGAGGTGATTCTATGATTGGATTCATTAAGAAAGTAAATCAGTTAGAAGAAGCAGAGCAAATTAATTTTTATTTGAATTTACAGCGCTATTTACTAAAAGTATTTGCCAAGGATATTTATAACGAGCAAGAGCAAGCAGTTAAACGAAGAACCAATGATAGTTCTTGATAAAAGAAAAGAAGAATTAGCTGAAATTGCTGATGTTGATGAGCCACTATTTATTGAAGTTGATTATAAAGTAGAAACCCGCATTGGTAAAATCATGTTTTCTAATGAATTAATTGAAGATGCAGCAGTAAATGTTGTTGATTATTCTAAAAAACAAATGAAACGTATGGTTAAAAATACCAATAATAAAAATATTTTAGCTATTTTATCAAAATTTACAGCGACTGTTGCAACTGATACCGATGGGTTAAAAAATGTTATCAATGTGCAATTAGATCCAGAATTAGATATTAAATTGTTGGTTAATCAAGATGCCTATAATTATTTAGATACTTTAAAGGATGTTGAAGGTCGCTATTTATTGCAACCAAGCTTAAGTGCGCCAAGTGGCAAACAATTTGCAGGACATGATGTGATTGTAGTAAGCAACAAAGTAGCACCTACACCAAAAGATACCGTTGGATTTATCTTTATTGGTGATTTAGAAGAAGCTTGTATTTTATTTAAACGAAAAGAAATTACTGCGGAATGGGAAAAATTCGATTCTTACAGTAAAGGTTTAGCGGTTGGTGTTCGTTCGGATTACAAACAAGTAGACCCAGAAGCAGGATTTGTTGTTAATTTGAACCCAGTTGCTGAAGGTGAAGAGACACCACAAACTAAATAAGGTGGTAGTTTAAATGGAACTAAGTGAATTAAAGACGTTTCTTAGAATTGATTATGATACCGAAGATACTATTTTAGTACATTTAAAAAGCGTAGCGGAAAGTTATGTTTTAGGTGCTATTGAAGTAAAAGAAACGGAAGATGTTCGCTTTAAACATGCTGTAGCTCTGTTAGTTGGTCATTGGCTAGCTAACAGAGAATCAACCACAGATTTAAATTTAAATGCAATTCCATTTGGAGTTGAAAGTTTAATCCAGCAATTAAGGGGGCTGTCCCATGGGTAGATTTGTTAATACAGGTGATTTAAACGAACGTATAGTTTTTATCAAAAAAGAAAATAGCAAAGATGATTTTGGTGAGAATATCGTATTAGAAGAAACTATTCATGAATGTTATGCGTGTGTACAAGAGCAGTTTTTAAGCGATGTTAAAAGTACAATTGGAACCGTGTTAGAAGATACAACAACCTTTATTATTCGTTATCAACAGAGAGAAAAAATTACTCGTACGATGCGTATCAAATGGCGTGAACAAGAATATGAAATTGAAAAAATTAATCCCGATCCACGTAAGCGCCAATTTACAACAATCATTGCGAAGGCGATAGAGTAATGTCCTTTACTGTTAAAAGTGATTTGGCAGAAAGTTTACAAATGCTTGGTGTCAAAAGAGAAAAAATAGAAAATTTGGCAGTGGGAAAAGCTGCGGAATTGATAGCGGATGAATTGGCAGAAAGAACGCCTAAAAGTAAAAACGGACACCAACACGCAAGAAATAATGTCGTATATTCTCAACCAAAAAATGGAGAAAGTTTTATAGGCTATGACAAAGAAGTTGCTTGGCGTATGCACTTTTTAGAATTTGGAACGATAAAGCAGGTACCTAAAGCAATTGTCCAACGAACGATGAGGGAAATGGAAGAAACTGTTATGGAATTAATGGTAGAAGTAATTAGAGAGGAGCTGGGCTTTAGTTGAATATTCCGATTAAACAAGTATTTGATATTCTTAGCGATCAGGAAGAATTGAATCCAATAAATTTCTACTTGAATTATATTCCAGAAACAGAACAACTTTTAGAAAAATTACCGTTAGGACGTTTAAGTGAGATTGAAATGATTTATACAGACTATGCTTCTAATAGTCCATTTTCTTTAGAATTTTGTGTTCAAGTGGATTTATGGTTTTCTTCTTTACAAGAAGCGAATAAATACTATTTTTTAATAGATAAATTAATGAGAAAAAACAACTGGCAATGCGCTTATTCAGAATTAACAACAGATGAAGATTTAGAAAAATGTCATAGGGTTATCAAACGATATTACACAATACAAAGAATTGAAATTAATTAGTTAGGAGAGGTTAAAATATGGCAACAGTAGGTTTTGAACGTGCAATTGTCGGCGTGCATGAAAAAAATACCGATTCAGAAAAAGTAACACAAGAATTTGAAATTAACTCACAACAGGGCGGTACCATTGATGCAAAGATTACAGGGTTAGCAGCTGCTAGTAATACAACGTTTGCTTCTGATGGTGCTTTCCATGTGTCGGCAGTTGGTTCTGGTTCTCCAAAATGTGCTTTACAAGTTGCGGATTTATATCCAGAATTATATGACGCAATTACGGGAGCAGAAAAAACACCACAAGGATATACAGCGTTAGGTAAGAATACACGTCCACCATATGTGTCAATTATTTTTATTTCTCATGATAAAGATGGAAATGAACTATATATTGCATTAACGAAAGGAAAGTTTGGTGCGCCGGATGAAGAGTTGAAAACGTCGGAAGATAAAGGGGCAGAATTGCAAACAGACAGCATAGAAGGGAACTTTGTAAATCGTGGATTAGATGGATATGCTTATGTTAAAGCAAAAGGAGAAGCAGGGAAGAATGATCAAGCGTTAGAAGAATTTAAAGCTTTTGTATTTAATAATGCAGAAGAGCAGAATACACCCTAATGTGCCCCAAAATCCACAAAGTATATTGAATGAAGATGGCTCAGTAACTATTTCATTTGATGCAGTGGCAGGGGCTAAATCATATATGATCCATTATGGTAATGCTAATGAATCTGATCCCAAAAAAGCAATTTTTATGGGTTATACGGAAACTAACACATGGACATTATCCAAAGAAAACTTACCAGCGAATACTACAGGAGATAAACTTTATTTCTATGTACAAACCTTTAATGATTTAGGAGAAGGCGCAAATGACATAGAAAAAGCTTCTTACTTAAATAATAATACACTGGGTTCAGCGTGGAGTGAACCAACAATAATTACAGTACCAGAAGGAGAATCTAAATGATTAAATTAGCATTGAAACAACAAGATGGAGAAACAAAAACATTTACTCAAGAATTTGTTAGTGGTCGAAAACTGCGTAACATGCTGGTTTTCTTCAAAAAAGTAGAAAAAGAAAATGTAGATGAGTTAGAAATGTTAGATGAACTAGTGAATACTGTTGCTAATTTATTTGATAATGACTTGGTTACTTTCGATACTATCTGGGATGGAATTGAAGCTTCAAAAATGGCTGAAACATTACGTGATGTGCTAAATCAGGCAATGGGTAAAGAAGAAAAAAAGCCAGTAGCAAAACAGTAACTATTGAAAAAGCTTTAGAAAGTTTAGATGACTTATATCGTCAGTTGTTAGAAAATGGCTGGACGTTAAATGATATAGAAGAATGCGATATAAATTTATTGTTAAGTCTCTACGAAGAAAAAACAAATCACGAAGTTATGAATGCAGAAGACTTCTTTAATATGATCTAAAAAAGATAGCTATTTAGCTATCTTTTTTTGCTATTAAGGATTAAAAGGAGGTGCAATGTATGGCAAAGAAAGGGAAGCCAATAGGAAGTATTGGTGGTGTTCTAACGCTTGATGGCACTCAATTTGGTAATACACTAGACGAAATCACAAGAGGAATTAAGCTAGCAGAATCAGCAATGAAAACCAATATGAAAATATTAGGGGATGCTGGTAAAAGCTATGATGGTCTTTCTCAGCATGCGAAAGATTTAGAAGTAGTAATGGAAGGACAGCGCAAGAAAGTCGAGGAGCTGACTAAACGACATAAAGAAGCTTCTGAAAAATATGGTGAAAATTCTAAACAAGCACAAAATTTAGCTGTTCAAGTAAATAAAGCGACAGAAAAATATACTTTATATGAACGTCAATTAAATAATACAAAAAAAGAAATGGCGTATGCTTCGACAGAAGTTAATAAGTTATCTCAAGAAATGAAAGATAACGAAAAAGAAACAAATAGCCAAGTATCAGCTTTAAAACGTGCTGGTGATGAAGCGGGAGCGATGGAAGTTAAGCAAAAAGGCTTAGCCCGTCAAGTTTCTTTATCTAAACAAGCGGTAGAAGAACAAAGAAAAGTAGTTGAACGATTAAGCAAAGAATTTGGCGAAAATTCAACAGAAACTGTAGATGCTAAAAATGCCCTTGCAAAATTAGAGCGCCAAGTGGATAGTTCCAAACAAGAATTTAAGGCACTGGGTAATAGTATTGAAGATGCAGGTGATAATTCTAAGAAATTAGATATGAGCGAAAGTATGAAGCCAACTGAAAAAGGGCTAGGTGCCTTATCAGAAGGATTTGGTGGGCTGAAAGGCATACTGAAAGGCGGTTTCTATTTAGCAGGGATCCAAGCGGTAAAAAATGAAATTGTAGATATTGTTAAAGGTATCGGTGATGCAAGTCAAAGTTTTAGAGATTTAAAGGCGCAATTAGGGATGACTGATAAAGCTACAGGCGATCTAGTAAATACCGCAACAACTATTTATTCAGAAGGATTTGGTGAATCATTAGATGAGGTTCAAGAATCATTAGTGACTGTTAAGCAGTTATTACCAGATATTGATGATGGTAGTTTAAAACAGATGGCTACTGATGCTTTAACTTTTTCCAAAGCCACTAACACGGATTTAAATGAAAGTCTTCGTGGCGCTATTAATATGGTTAAAAACTTCAAAATTTCAGGGACAGAAGCATTTAACTATTTAAATAAAGGTGCCCAAACAGGGTTAAATGTATCAGGTGAATTAGCTGACAATATGACAGAATATTCTCAAGTCTTAGGGCAAATGGGGTTTACAGCTAAAGATACAATGGGCGTATTAAATAATGGGTTACAAAATGGCGCTTTTAACCTTGATAAAGTAAATGATTTTGTAAAAGAATTTGGTATTAGTCTAAATGATGGGCGCATTGAAGAAAATTTAGGTTCTTTCTCTAAAGGCACACAAGAACTTTTTGTTCAGTATAGAAAGGGGCAAGCTACTTCAAAAGATGTCATGATGTCGTTAATTGGCGATCTTGAGAATATGAAAAATAAACAAGATGAAGCAACGCTTGCTTCTAATATTTGGAGTGCACTAGGAGAAGATAACGCCTTACAAGTTGTTGAAAGTTTAAATGATGTAAATGAACAATATGATAATGTAAATGGTACTGCAAAAAATGTGGCAGACAATGTTAAAGATATTTCACCATGGGAAATATTGAAACGTAATACAACAACTGCATTTACGGATATTGGTGTTGCTATTGCACCGCTTGGTAACAAACTAGGAGAAAATATTTTAAAAGGTGCTCAAAGACTAAAGACAAAGCTAAAATCAACTATGGATGGGATTAAAGGGATTATTTTTGAAATTGCTGGTAATGACGATCAAAAAAAGCAAGGTCACGATATCTTAGCTAAATTAATGCCGGAAACAAGCGTAAAAAAAGTTGAAAGTGCGATAGGCAAAGTGAAACAAGGAATGGACGTAGTTAAGAATGCCATTTCAGCAACTTTTAAAAGTTTATCGCCTATTTTTAATAGTCTAGTAAAAACGCTTATTCCTATGCTGATGCCGATCATTAAAAAAATAGGTTCGGCTATTTCAGAAATATTTGGTGAAATCAAGAGCTTTTGGAACGAGAATGGAAAACAATTCATAGAAGCATTTAAAAACTTCCTTGTCTTTATTCAACCAGTTTTAAAAATAGTAGTTGATATTCTTAGTTCCTTTGTTGATTCGGTAATTGGGTTTATCCACGGTGTTTTAAATATTATTCAAGGAGCAATTAAAGTTTTTACAGGGATGTTTACTGGTGACTTTAAAAAAATGTGGGAAGGCATTAAACAGATGTTCTTTGGTGCAATTGAGACACTTTGGAATTGGATTAATATTTCTTTCATTGGTCGAATAACTAAAGGTATTGGTGGGTTTGGTACAGGTATTAAAGCTATCATAAAAAATATGTGGTCAGGAATTAAAGGTTTTTTCACTGGTGGTATTGGCAGTGCGGTAAGTAGCACACTAAACTTTATTAAAAATATCGGTTCACATTTGGGAAATATGGGTACAAGTGCTAAAAATGTTGTAAAAGGCATGTGGTCAGGTATTAAAAGTTTCTTTAGCAATGGTGTTACTGGCATTGTTGATAAAGTAAAGGGATTACCTAAAATGATGGGGGATGGCATTAGAAATGGTGGCGATGCTTTGAAAAAAGCATTAGTCGGCATGTGGGAAGGTGCAGTTAAAGGTATTTCAGCTCCTGTAAACATGGTCATTGGCGGAGCTAATTGGATTTTAGGAAAATTTGGCAGTAAGAATAAAATCGAAGAATGGCATCCATATGCAAATGGGACAGATGGGCACAAAGGCGGTCATGCGCTTGTAAATGATGGTGCAGGGGCTGAGTTAATCCAAATGCCAGATGGACGTATGTATTTACCACGAGGAAAAAATGTATTCATTCCTAATGCTCCTAAAGGAATGAAAGTTTTACCAGCTGAACAAACAGCCCAAGTTATGGGATATACGACACCAACTTTTGCTTATAAAAATGGTATTGGTGACTTCTTTGGCGGAATTTGGAACGGAGTGAAACAAACAGCTAGCAATGTTAAAGATTTTGCACTAGATATTTTTGATTATGCGAAAAATCCAGCAAAATTAGTTAGTACCGTAGTAGATAAGTTTGTAAACTTTGACGGATTAAGCGGAATTTTCTTAGATATGGGAAAAGGTTTAGTAAGCACGGCTAAAAACACAATGTTTGGCTGGGTTAAAAATCTCTTTGCCGAAGATGAAAAGAACAGTGCTACCCCAGCTGGTACAGGTGTAGAGCGTTGGAGAGGAACCGTTAAGAAAGCTCTAGGTATGGTTGGATTGCCAGTAAATGATGCTTATACCAATGCTTGGTTAAGTCAGATTCAAACAGAATCAGGCGGGAATGAAAAAGCAGTCCAAGGAGGTTATACCGATATTAATACTATCACTGGTGATTTAGCGAAAGGTTTAGTTCAGGTAATTGGTGCAACTTTTGAAGCATTTAAAATGCCTGGTCACAATGATCGTATGAATGGTTTAGATAACCTGCTTGCTGGTATGCGTTATGCCATGGGGCGATATGGTAAAGAGGGGATGCTTCAAGTGATCGGACATGGTCATGGCTACGAAAACGGCGGTATTGTTTCATTTCCTCAATTTGCTTCTATTGCCGAAAATGGAGCAGAAGCAATTATTCCATTGGCACAAGCAAAACGAAGTAGAGCCGTCCAGCTATTAAATAAAACAGCAAATTATTTAGGTGTAAGTACAACTGGAAGTAACACTAGTATTGAAGATAAATTGGATAAATTAATACAATTAATGGTGATGTTAGTAACTAAATCTGAACCAATAACTGTTAATCAGTATTTAGAACAAGCGCCACAAATGACTGAACGAGAGCTACAGCAAGAAGCAAAACGACAACTAACAGACTTAGTAAGGGGGTTCAAGCCAGCATGATAATTACAATAAAAAATAGTGATGGGGTAGCTGTTACTGTTGGCAACAGCTACCCTTTTATTTTAAGTTCAATTGAAGGAATAGAAACCGTAGAAAATACTATAGAAACAGATGAACAATACAATCTTGATGGTGCAGTTTTTGTTAGCCAGAAATTAGGTGTAAGAGATTTACGAGTAGAAGGGCGCATTATTGGGAACCATGCAAGCGATGTGGAAGAGTTACGTAGGGGATTGATCGAGGTTGGTAACCCTAAAAACTCTTTTACATTTACCGTGGAAACCAATACAAAAAAATATGAAATTGATGTGCTAGCGGTGGTTTCACCATCGTTTAAGCCTGTAGAATCTCACCCAGATTTATTAGACTTTAGTTTTCAATTTAAAGCATTAGACCCATACTGGCGAGATGTAAGCTTTTATGATTCGTTAATTCCACTATCAAAAGTAGTCAATATGTTCCAATTTCCATTAGGTATTACTAAAGATTTTATATTTGCTACGGTAAAATCAGGTGATATTATCCAAGTTAATAATGATGGAGATGTTGCAACAGGGGGGATTTTTTCAATTAAAACTTTTACCATTTGTGAAAATCCAAGAATTTATAACGTTCTTACTCAAACGTTTTTTGGTTTTGAAGGAACCTATGAAGCTGGGACAGAATTTCTTATTGATACACGTAGAGGAAAGAAAAAAGTAATAAAAATGGTGAACGGCACAGAAGAAAATGCAATGAGTGAACGTCTTGAAAATTCAACATTCCTTTCTTTAGAAAAAGGTGCCAACTATTTACAAGTACAAGCTGATTCAGGAGTAGATGGTGTCATAGTTGATTTAACTTTTACACCATTAGTAATGGGGGTTTAATGCTACATGTCAAATGAAATAGTTATTGAAGTATTTAAGAGGATCGACAACAGTTATAAAAGCGTTGTAGTTCTTGACACTTTTAAAAGTTTTAGTTTAGAAAGCAATTACTCAAAAGAAGATACATTTACACTTATTCTTGCAGTGGATGAGAGCAATATAAAAACTTATACAGCAGATAACGATACCTTTTTATTAATCAATAATAAACATTGGTTATTTGTTGATAGTGTTAAGAGCGATGATGGAAAAAAATTATCAATTGAAGGGAAAAGTTTACTAGGATTAGTTAAATATAGAATTAACCAAAAGATTTATGATACTCAAGCAACAATGGTTAGTAAGATTATTTTTGATTTAATTAATAATAATGCCATTGGTACAGATATGAAAAGAAAAATAAGTGTGTTTAATTCAATAATCAATCAAGACACTAAAAGTAGTAAGATCGCTTATCAAAATAGTTACGGAAACGTTTTAGAAGAGATTTCCAGTTTGTTGGATGAATATGAATTAGGTATAAAAGAAACCATAGCAAGTAAAAAAGAGCCTAAAGTAAATCTAGTTATTTATTCAGGTATTGATAAATCTAAAAATATTGAATTTTCTACAAGAATGGAAAACTTAATAAATGAACAATACGAAATGAACAATTATTCAGAATCGAGTGTAGCATATGTATTTGGTGAAGGTGAAGGCACAGCTAGGAAGAATGTAGTGATCAATAATAATTTAACCGATTTTGCTAGAAAAGAAGTCTATGTTGATGCTCGTGACCTACAGCAAACGACAGATGATAAAACTTTGACAGATGCACAATACAAAGAAGCACTGACTACACGAGGGAAACAAAAGCTTAATGAAGATGAAAAAATATTAGTACTGAAAGGTGATATAAATAGCCATTCAGTGCTATTTATTTTAGAGAAAGATTATCAAATAGGCGACATTGTGAAGGTGATAAGTGCTATTTACCATTTATCATATACCACAAGACTTTTAGGGATCACCGAAACGTGGGACGAAAAAGGTTATCATATTACACCTCAATTAGGGAAAGAAAGTAAAACCATACTTGATTATTTAGGAGGGAGGTAAAAAATGACACAATGGGCTTTTCCTTTTCTATCAGTAAATAATGATAGAACTTATAGTGATTCTGATTTTTCGCTATTTTATAAAAATCTTTTTAAAAATGGGGTAGCAATTACCATTGCCAACGCCTTGAAGGTTAAAGAAGCACCTAATAAAGGTATGCGAATTATTGTTTCTAGCGGTGTGGCTGTGGTTGAAGGGCGCCAATATTTTAATACGGAAGATTTAGCGATAGATGTACCAGTTGCTTCTACTACACAAGATAGAAAAGATTGTGTAGTTGTTCGTTTAGATCTAAATAATCGTGTAATGAGTGCCGTGTATAAGCAAGGGACAACAGATTTAGAACGAACGGAACAAGTTTATGAATTAAAACTAGCTGAAATCTTGGTAGTAAGGAATGCTTCTGGAGTTACGAATGCAAACATTAAAGATTTTAGGGCAGATGATGATGCGTGTGGTTATACAAGTCCTTACGAAAAAATAAATGTATCAGGGTTAGAAGAACAATATACGTCAATGTTAGAAGCTACGTTTGCTAATGTAAATCAATATGTATCAGATGAAAAAGTAAAGTTTGAATCAGATATGAAAGATGTTATTGCATTGGGCAATGATTATATCAATCAAGCGCAAATAGATTGGCAAAAATTCCTTGAAATTATTTCTACTGCAATGAATGAAGATATAGCTTTAAATCTTCAAAATCAAATTATGAATTTAACGGCAGATCAGTTAGTTTTCTCTAAGAATGATCTGCCTTTTGAATATCCAGAAATTGAAGTTTTGGTTTTAACAAATGGATTTGGTGTTACTGCTTTAGGTGAGGAAAATTGGCTCGGTGATGTTCCAGAAACGATTCCCACAAAGATAGGTTATCCTTCTAAAAATGCAGTGACTGTAAAAGTTCCTAATAATTGGAAAATGTCACTTCCTAAAGTTACCGAAATTAAGCCAGATACATTCTTATTAGTAGAAGGAAATAAAAGTTTACAAATCAAAATAAAGGAGAATAGATAAAATGAAAACGAATTTTGAACGTGGTCAGTTAAATGCACAGGATGATTTAAATGAGAATTTCATAGAAATTGAAAATAATTTCAAGAAAAATGATCAGACTAACATAGCAACTATTACTCTAGCGACATCAAATACTACAGATTTCACACCGGAAAGCAAAGTTATTTTTCAACGCTGGGGACAAATGGTGGTAGCAAATCTGTATATTGAAAACAAACTTGCAAACTTTGCTGGATGGAAAAATTTGGTGCAATTTCCAGAGGGCTTCCATCCTTCATCAATGAATACTTGGGGAGGAGCATTGGCTAATAAAACAAATAGGAATCCAGCGTTAACTGTTTATGCCAACGCTTCTGGTATTCAAGTAATGGCACCCACAAATACTTTGCCAGCAGAACAAGAATGCTGTGGAACAATTATTTATTTTACAAATGATCCTTTTCCAGAAAATAAAACAAATTAAGCGTACTCAACTGAGCACGTTTTTTTAATTTAGTATGAAAGGAGGATAGCTATTGAAAGATGAGGTAATACAAGATGTTGTGGAGCGTTTAGTACGCATTGAGACAAAGTTAGATAACTATGAAGTGTTAAGAGAGAAAGCAGAAGATGCAAAAGATAAAGCGGATCAGGCTTATTCTATTGCACTCAATAACGCAGAAGATATAAAGGAAATGAAAGCAAATAATAAGTGGTCGTGGGGCTATATGATTGGGTTGGGCATTAGTATTATCGGTTATTTTTTAACAAAATTTTAAAGGAGTGTCTTTATGGAAAAAGCAATTAACGAAATTTTAGGAACAGGTATCATCATTAGTCCAGTCGTTATTATATTGGTTGAAGTAATGAAAAAGCCTAAACTAATCCCTTCAAAATGGCTAGCACCATCAGCTTGTTTTGTGGGGATTTTGTTTGCTATCATACTTTCTTTAACTTATCCAGACTTAGGATCTTGGCAACAACTAGCTATGTCTGGAATTGTTGCAGGTGCGATTGCTAGCGGTATCTATACGCAAACTAATTTAAAAAAATAGGAGGAAACAAATGAAAAAGAAAATTTTAGTAGGAGCTATTACAGCTCTTTTTTTGTTGCCTGTAAATGCGTCTGCTTATACGATTAATAATGAGTTTAATTTAGGGAGAGATGAAGGTAGCTCTCAAATAGCAAATAGAAAATATATTTTATTACATGAAACAGCAAATGAAACGGCAACAGGACGAAATGAAGCGCAATATATGCAACGCTCGTGGAATAGTGCATATACTGCTTATATCGTGGGGGATGGTGGAATTGTTTATCAAGTCGGGCAACCAGGGTATGTGCAATACGGCGCTGGTTCCTATGCTAATACAAATAGTCCTGTACAAATTGAGTTACAACATACTCATGATAAAGCAATTTTTGAGAAGAACTATAAAGCTTATGTTGAGTTAGCACGTGATTCTGCAACAAAATTTGGTATTCCACTAACATTGGATTCTCCTTACAATCAATCAGGAATAAAGTCACATTTATGGGTAACACAAAACATTTGGGGGAACCACACAGATCCGTATGGTTATCTTTCTGAAATGGGGATAAGTAAAGAAAAACTAGCTTATGATTTAGCACATAGCTTTACTGATGATAATCCAACAACATCAGACAATCAACCAGTTATTGATCCAACTAGAGCAGGTGCTGTAAATCCTACTCTTGAAAATGGTACAAATTACGCCCACATTGATCAGTTTGGAGAAATTGAAAATGCTAATTTACATGTTGCAGGTTGGCATATCGCTAATTATAAATATGAATATCTGTTTATTATGGACTATAATACTGGTAAAGAATTAGCACGAGTAAAAGCAAATGGTATTTCTCGTAATGATGTGAACCAAATTTATAAGACTTATGGAAATGTTGGCTATCACATATCATTCAACATGCGTAATTTCTCTAATAAAAAAGTATATGTCATGATGCGAGCTACGAATGACCCAACAGGAAATACAAAAGATGGGGCACAAGATTTTCATGACAAACGTTGGTATTTGAATATCCCTAAAAGGTAA